TTTACTTATATATTCTGCTCTTTTTCTTTGTTTTTCGATGTCTGTTTTAACTTGCTTTTTCATCTGGGTCAAGTGCAGTATGAGGTCCAATCTTTAGTGTGTCCCAATTCATTTCGGACACAAAGGTTTCTGCTTTTCCATTTCTCATCTTATCACATTTGAACTTAATACAAGGCTCTGCATCACCCCAATGCTGTACACTATAAGCTGCATCAACAGCGTCAAGAATACCTTTGGAGAATCTAGCCTCACCTTTTTCATTTGTTTGGAACGCAGACACAACCATGATATTGGTTTCTTGCGCGAGTTGTTTTAGACTTTTAGATATTTCTATCTGTTCAGTCCAATCATATTGACCTGAGCGACCTGGGGCGTTATGGCGTCTAACTTGGTTTAGGTAGTCTACTATTACCATTCCTAAATCTGGGAGCTGTGCTTGTTTTTGTCTTACTGTGCTAATAACTTTAGCAACTGTAAGAGCAGGGTCGTAGAATACATCTACCTGAGGTTTATCTGCAAGAGGATTACGAGTAAGTTCATAATGAAACTTATCGAAGTCACGATGACCTTTATAACTGGTCAAAGCTTCTCCTCCGTTATCAAACCTATCTGCCCACCATTCCGCAACCTTTTCCCACTCCAAAGGAGATAGGTTTTTGGTTTTGATACGGTTGGTAGGGACACCTGTGGCAACAGCACATACTCTTTGAAGTATTTGTCTACTATCCATCTCGATTGTGAAGTATAGTACTGACTTTTGTCTCTGCTGAGCAGCCACTGCTACATTACAACAGGTAAAAGACTTACCACCACCACGCTGTCCGCCAATAACGACCAAGTCTTTGGGAGAGAATGTATAGTCTAAATCATACTCTTGATTCAGACCTAGTGGAAGGAACTTAGCTAAGTCCTCCTCACTATCAAATAACTCAATCGTTTCCATACTTTCATTGTCATCTGAGGTCTCGACTTGGTCTTCGACCTGAACTACTATCTCTTGTAATAAGTCAATGTTCTCACGAGCATCGCCTATTGCAATCTGATTTTCTACAAAGTTCTCGACTCTATGGAGTATTTCATTTTGAGTGAATTGATTCTTTAGATAATCTAAAAGTAAATCGCTGGGAACATCTGTCTCTACAGTTTCTATTGCGAATACTTTTTCTTGTAATTCCCTAGAACGAATCTCTAGTTTGAGGTCTTCGAATGTAGGGAGTGCATGATATTTATGAACATGCTTATCAACTATTTTCCATATTTTTCGGTACTCACCTTCAGGCAAATAGTGTTCCTTGAGACTATTCCATGTCCCAAATTCACTGTTCGATATTATCTGTTTTAATAATGCACTTTCTAAAGTCACCGATTGCTCTCCCAAACAAAAAAGCGGATAGACTAGGATAGCCTACCCGCTGACAAGAATAGGTAATTAACCTATTTCTTTTCTAGCTGCACCATTATAATCAGCACATTGTAAGCCTCTTCTTGTAAGCATTGTTTTCACGCCTCTTACAGTTTTGCCGATTTCATCAGCAATATCTTCAACTGACATGTCTGAAATATCCATGTCTGCTAAAGGGTCAGCTTTACTGTTGCCAGTTACATGTTCTTGCTTTGGTATAGCATTGATTTCTCCTGCTCTAAGTAGGGATAATGCTTTACCTCTAATTGAGTTAACGCTTCTGCCAAGGCTGTCTGCGATTTGCTCAATATACGCACCATCGTTAACCATGTTAACAAATGTTGCTTCTTCGTCTTCGTTGTAAGACTTAACTGTCTCAACTTTAGGAGCAGGTTTAACATGCTCTGTAAGTTGCATTGACAAGATTTTACCTTGAATTGACTTAGCACTAAAGTGTCCGCCTTCAAAGTTTTCAGCGATTTCTGCATATGTGTAGCTACCGCTATTGTCTTGTACGAAGTTAGATAATGTAGATTCTTGCTCATCTGAGAAAGCTTTGCTTTGTGAAGCAGATGCTAGCTCAACATCGAATCCCATTTTTCTTAATTTACTAGAAACACTTCTTACTGAAGTTTCTAGCTCGTCAGCTGCGTTAGCAACTGTTGCCTGTGAAACAGGGCTTTCTGACCCAACAAAATCTGTTAGTTGTTGAGTTCTTTCATCAGTCCATTTTGGTAATGCCATGATTATAATTCTCCTAAAAATTTCACTATATTATTTATTATAATGACACCTCGGTCACGAGCTGTCTGTGTTTTGGCTGACTCAATTCCACTTTCATTTACTAAATAATTGCAGTCTTTAGTCAGACTTGATTTAACTACAAATCCTTTGCTTTCTAAAACCTTTTGGGCATGAGCCTTTGTAGGGTAACTTCTCAACTTTCCTGTAATACACACGACACCTATGACCTCTTTCTTTTCTACTATTCTATTATTCCAATTGAACGGCAAGTTGTCTTTGTAAGACTCTGGATAGTATTCTGATTCTAACCATCTAAGTAAGTTCTCTGTGGCTTTTGGTCCAAGTCCTGCCTTGCTACAAGTTGACTCGTTTATTTCTTCTACATGAGATACTACACTACATATCTTAGCAGAGGCAGTACGACCAATCAGTGGTATGCTGAAAGCTGGAAGTAGGTCTTGAAGTTTACTCGATTTTGACTTCTCTAGTTCTACTACTAGCTTTTCGGCAATCTTTTGACTACCCAATCTATTCTGTATTTCATCTACAGTAAGTTGATAAATTTCTGCATAATCTTGGATTTGCAATTTATTTATTGTTGAAGGGCCGAAGCCCTTTATTTTGAGGGTTGAAGTGAAGCCTTCTAACTTCTTATCCCATTGTGCCGAACACGAAGTGTTGCGACAGAACAACTGGTCGTTTACTAACTCGAGGATAAATCCACAAGTAGGACAATCAGTTGGCGGTATAATTTGTTTCACTTAATCTTCTCTCTCTCAAATATATAATATATTATATATAATTTTTGGGCTTGTGTCAAGAACTATTTTTGAAATTGCTACCAAAAGTTGAGATTAAAATTTAATCCTCCTCGTAGATGTGTGTATCTTCTTCATAAGACCAACGATGTCTTAGATAGAAACATAAGGCTTCTATTTTATTTAGTAATGATTTTATCATATCCATGCTTGTATATATCCTTTATTATTCTGTCTGCCATCAACTTATTCCCCTCCTCTAGTGGGTGGTCTTTTGGTCCGAATGGCACCTTTGCTTTCTTGCACATATCATAGAAAGCTTCTTCCTCTAAAAAGGGTAACTCATCGAAGTAGTCTTTTTCTTTCATGTGTTCTACTTCCCATACTACATTTGCTCCCTCTCTTCTTTGTTCATTTAGTTTACTTCTAATCCATTTTATCTGCCCGTCTGACATATTATAAAATAGATAAGGTATTCCTTTAGCTTCTAAAAAGTACTTTGTACTAATCATGTAATTCATACTTTGTATCAAGTTACTTCGCATACTTCTGACTTTTGTTCCCATGCCTTGTATTGCTTTCCATTGGTCTAGTGTCATGTCGGGGTGCATATGTATCTCACTATCTTCCGTTACTTCCAAAGTTATCTTATTGAATCTATGGTTTATCCATACTGCACTTCTCCAAACATTTTGTTTTGTAAGATACTCGAAACGATTTATACCAGACCAAACTAATATTACTAAATCCGCAGGATTTCTAAGCATGTCGTCCATAGTACATCGCCAGATTCTATCATTACTGCCACCTACTTTCGAGTTTCTCCACCAGTCAGAATTAAAATGTTTTCCAACTAATGTCGGGAATTGTTTATCAAATTCATTCTCCGCCCCTTGAACAAAGCTACACCCATTCCAGTATATCATGTTGGTACTACTTTGCCTTTATCTGTAATTAGTATTCCGTTTAAGTGGTCAAACTCATGTTGAACTACACGGGCATCAAATCCTTTGAACTTTCTTTTTACTGATATGTATTCTCCACTCTCATTGAATGTGTGGTATTCCATAACAACACTATGTGACCTTCTTACTCTTACTTTCAAGTCAGGACAACTTAAACAACCTTCCCAGTCTTGTTTAGTAATAGAACTTTTTTCTACCATTCTAGGATTTATAAATAACTCTGAAGGTCTGCCTGCTAGAAATATTCTCCAAGGTATGCCTATCTGTATTGCAGATATGCCTATACCATTATACTTCTCCATCATTTCGTCCATCTGATACACTACATCTTTTAATTCTTCTTGTGCATGTATACTATTGTTGTGCCATTCTTCTGACCTTTGTCTTAATATTTTTTCATCTGTAACTATCATAATACTTTTACTTTATACTTCTTTTCAAATTCTTTTGCGTCTTGTTCATTATTCACTATCGGTTGCCCTTTTATGTTCAAACTTGTGTTTAATAACATCGGGCAACCAGTTACCTCATACCAGCACTCTAATATTTTTCTTAAGTTGCTGCCATCATCTTTTACAATCTGTACTCTACTCGTTCCATCAACATGTTTCACACTATCATAGTCATGTTTTGCCTCACATACAAACTGCATAAATTCATTAGCATGACCTACGAAATAGTCGTCATAAGACTCTTCGAGTATCGCTGGGGCAAAAGGACGAAACTTTTGTCGTCGCTTGATATTGTTGACTTTATTTTTGATGTTGTAACGAGGGTCAGCAAGCAGAGAACGATTACCGAGCGCGCGAGGTCCATATTCTGCTTTTCCATTCGCTACTCCTACTACTTTATTATGTAGTAATTCTTTTACTACTTCATTAGGGTTTAGTTCTCCCTCTATATTATATCCCCAAAATGTATGAGGATAATCTATCCTTTCCTGAGTATGAGCAAGTATAGCTCCAAGAGCCGAACCTGCATCACCTGGACTAGGAAATATCCATAGCTTATCTAATAAGTTAGCTATTTTAGAGTTTGCTACACAATTCAATGCACAGCCACCGCCGTAGGCAATTTTATTTCCATACTTCCTTGCCTCTAAGAAGATTTTTTCGACTTCCATTTCAAAATGTAGTTGCGCAGAGCAAGCTATATCTACAGGTCTTTCCCATCTCCATTTCTTGAGAGGAATTCCTGTATGTAGATACTCATCTTGTATACCTATC